ATGCCGATGAGCGGCAACATCTATGTTGGGTTCATTCACCCTGACGTGTCGTTCGACCTTCGTGGCGACACTGCTGTGACTGATATTATTCAGTTCCAGATCCGTCAGGACGGCGGGGCTGTGCGTGCAGGCAGCATCGGCACCTTTGGCGGCGTGGACTTTATCGAGACGCCTCGTCTTGAGATCCAGGCCGACGCTGGCGCTACGACCACCGATGTGTATAACACGGTGATCTGCGGCAAGCAGGCGCTTGCTAAGGCTCATTCCCGTGCGGCTGGTTTCGGTGAGAACCCGGCTGTCGTGTTTGGCCCGGTTACCGATACTCTGCGTCGGTTCCAGCCTGTCGGTTGGTACCACCTCGTCGGGTACAACCGTTTCCGTGAGGCTTCGCTCCAGCGGATTGAAGCTTCTTCAAGCATCGGCGCTAACGCTTAAGCGTTGATGGTGTAATGTAAGTAGGGGGCCGGGAAAGGTTCCTGGTCCCCTACTTATCTTTAGGAGTTCGTTATGCCAATGGTTAAGGGTAAAAAGTATCCGTATACTAAGGCTGGTAAGGCCGCAGCTAAAAAGGCTGCCGCAAAGAAGAAGGGTAAGAAGTAATGGCTAGTGGCTTGTATGGCATTACGTTCCTGAATGCGCTTAATAACACGTTGGCGCTTGATCTCGATGACACAACGGCTGACCGTTTCAAGTGTATGCTTGTAACGTCGGCGTACACGCCTGACTTTGGCGTACACGATTTCAAAGCTGACGTAACGAACGAAGTGGTCGGCACTGGGTATACCGCTGGCGGCGAGTCGCTTACGTCGGTGACGCTTACGCAGTCTGCTGGCGTTATCACGTTTGACGCCGCTGACATTACTTGGACGAGTTCTACGATCACGGCTCGTGCAGCGGTAATCTACGACGATTCGTTGGCTTCTGACCCGCTGATTTGTTACGTCGATTTCGGTTCGGATCAGTCGTCTTCGTCAGGGGACTTCCAGCTCTCGTTTAACGCTTCAGGAATCTTTACTCTTGATCTGACCCCGTGAGGTGAATTGTGGCTACTAATTATCCTGGGACTCTTGATGACACAGCGAATGTTGGTGGCGGTGTAGAACCTGAGGCTGTCACTGCGTTGGATGATTCAAGTTCGGGTCATCCGACGCATTCTGGGTTGCATCAAAACCTTGGTGATGCTGTTCAACAGTTGGAAGCAAAGCTAGGTATTGGGGGTTCGACGCCTACTGCGAATCAAGTGTTGGCGTGTGCTTCGGGTTCTACTTCAACTTGGTCGGATTCTCCTTCGGTGGCGAACCTTACGTTGTCTGCTGATTTGACGGCTGTAAATGCTACGTTGTCTGCTGATTTGACGGCTGTAAACGCTACGTTGTCGGGGACGTTGAACAATGTTGATCCTGATAATTTTGCGAACATGACGGATTCAAGCACTGCTGGCCGCAAAATTACAGTTGGCACAACTGCTCCGACTGCTAACAGGACAATTGGCGATTTGTTTGTTGAGATTGTTTAAGGTTGCTATGAGCTACGACATAATCGTGAATGGTGGACAGAATGAGTATTGCGGCACGATTCGTGAGTTCATCGAGTTTGGTAAAGGCAGCAGCTTGCGACCGATGGGCGAGACTCAGAAGTTCGTGTTCAGTGTCACTTCCGACCGTGACCACACCGACCCTGACCTCGACAAGTTCTTCCACCGGTGCGAAACCGTGACGCTCATTCCAGAAGAATCTCCCGGCAGGTTCCGGCGGTGGCGTATCCGTACCGACGAAGTGACGGACGACCAGATCGAAGAGTACCGGACAACCGGGATCATCGCCGTAGACGAGTTGACGTTTCTCAACATGACGGAAGCGATCGACACGAAGGAACGGTTCGCTCTGCCTGGAGTCGTGCCATCTGACAGGCGACCCGATCATGCTGGGCCTCCGCACAAGAACCTGAACATCACAATGCGGTTGAAGGCTCGCCACACACCGGACCAGGCCAGCGGTCAGAACATACATCAAGGGCGTAGGCCATGACAGCACCGTCAATCCGGCAAGACGCCTACAACTTTGGTAGTGGCAGCGTCACGGTGACTCTAGGCCTCACGCCGAACGTCGGGAACCGCCTGCTCGCGATCGTATGGCACGATGACCGCACAGCCCTCGTCAAAGGGGGATCGCCGGACCCGGTTACGCCTACGACCGGCTCAGGCTGGGTGCTCGCTGACTACTGCCGCACATGGTCGTTCTACGGCTCAATTGAGATCTACTACAGGGACGTTCAAGTCGGAGACGCGACCACTTACACGTTTACTACCGTCGATACTCAGGATTTCTCGGCTCAGGTGTTTGAGATGCTCGACTTCACTGAGCCACCTGTCTTACGAGACGCAGATTTCATGCCGTGTACCACGGATCGCTTGAGCACGAAGTCAACCAGCACAAACTCGATGTCGCTGCTCATCGGCAAGTGCAGTAATTTGTTTACTGTTAACACGCCGACGAACTACACCAATGGAGGGCCACCAGCTTCATACACTGAGAACCCGTACTTGTTCTATGCAGTCAACCAGAACCTCGTCGCCGTAACTACGGGCACACAAGAGAACCGGGTGGCGCTGCAGGTTGAGATACCAGAAACGGGAACGACAGGGCCAGCGTCATGGGACAGGCACCTTCAGTATGAAATCAACTCGGTCACCGGCGACTTCAGCAGCGTCACTGGCATCCCGACTGACTTGCCTGATCAGGTCTGGGACAACAAGATTACCTTTAATATCACGGAGGCAGACGACCAAGGAAATTTCGCCGGTGGCCAACACCGGGTATTCTCCGACAGCACCTACTACACTTCCTTTATCGTTGACCCGTCAGTACGGCACGATGGCGTCGATGCTACCACCGGAGCGCGTGTCGATCATGGCGGCTCGAACCCATCGTGGGACATCCGAGTGAGATGGGCGGCGTCGTATATGTATATCGAAGGACTCGCCTTCATACACGAGGCAGACACGGCATCTTCTTTTGAGGGAATGCTTCTCCTAGAGGGGTCGACTAGTGGAACTGTGGGTACTGAGTTTTTCGGCAATAACGTTGTCGTTGACAAATGCTTGTTCCACTACGCACCAGCGCTTAACACTTCGATCTACGCCTGCGAAGGCCTAGTCATCCATTATGGAGCGGAGAATGTAGGGGATACGTTCGTGTCAATCTCTAATTGTGTCTTTCACAGTTGCAAAGACAATGCCGGTCTGGTGATCACAGACCGGAACGTCTCCGGAGCGCTTGGAAATTACTACGTTGACAACTGCTCTTTCGGGTTCAACGGCGCAACCAATGAGTCCTTCGGCAGCGGCATTCTCATCGACCAGGACCACTTTAGTAGCGACACGGTTCTCCATCTCTACAACTGCAACTTCGGAGATAACTTCGACAACTCTGGCGGCACGGAATATGCCGACTTGAGATATCAAAGAAGCTCCTTGTATCCTACGCTCGACGGGTCGCACGTCCTAAACGGAGCGAACAACGTATTCCAATACCCGCCGCCTGCGTCGTTCGCAGGCATGACGAACAATTTGACGGGCTCGATCTCAGCGGCTAACGGATTTACGCAGACTACGACTCAACAGTTCGGCATCATCGTGGCGAGTACGTCAACGTTCGGAGCGTATGACCTTGATCTCGTGCAGCCAACTGGGTCCGGCATCAACCTCGCCCTGCAAGCAGGCACGAGCCGAATAGGGTCTGAGCCTGACCCGCGACAAGACTTCACTTACGATGTGCTCGGCAGGAAACGGTACTCGCAGGGGTACGACACCGGAGCGTTTCAAATCTCTACTGCTTCTAGGTTCAAGTATTGGAACGGCACGGCTTGGGTTGACTCAGTTTCTGTAAAGTATTGGAACGGTACGGCATGGGTTGATACGGTTGCTGTGAAGTATTGGAACGGCAGCGCATGGACCGATCCTGTGTAGAAGAATGGGAGTAATTTATGGCTGCTCCTGTTCTTCAGTCGTCTAACTCGGCGGTAAATAGCGGGGCTGCTACCTCGTTAACAATCCCTGTGCCGTCAAACATCGCTATTGATGACGTTTTGATCGCCGGTGTTGATACAGCGAGGCAAGCTGGGCCGATCACGGCACCTTCAGGGTGGACGTTGCTTACGTCTGTCTTCCATGACAGCGGCACATACGACTGGTTCTATAAGGTTGCTGTCACTCTTGACACGGCTGCGATCGACTACACGTTTTCGTGGTCTACCAGTTCGCGTGTGGCCGGGTGGATAGTTCGCATCTCAGGCGCAGATCCGACAACGCCTATCTCGGCAGACACTTCAACGACTGGTTCCGGCAATGCTCCTGATCCTCCTGCGTCTGGCACGGTGTCGTCCGGCAACTACTTGGCGGTAGCTCACTTCGGTATCGAGGGCAAGAACGCTGCTGGCGCGACTGCGCCTACTAATTACACGCTGGCTCAAGCAGTAGAAACTTCTGGCAGCGGTAGTCAAACCACGCATTGCGGTGTTGGTGTTGCTTCTCGTCAGTTGACGGGGATCACGTCGGAAGATCCTGGGACGTTCTCTACTGGCAATGACGGTTACGCTGTTGGCACCATACTGGTGAAGGAGTATGTTCCTCCGAACGTTACTGTTTCGCCTGCTGTTATTGCTACGGCTGCGACGGTTCCTGCACCGACAATTACTGCCGGTTCGGGTGTTACGGTTTCGCCGTCAGTTGTTGCTACGGCTGCAACAACGCCTGTTGTTACTGTTCAGATTAATGATGGTGCGTCGCCTGTAACGATCACGGCAACAACAACAATGCCTGCGGTGACGGTTTCGACCGGCACTGGGGTTACTGTTTCGCCTGCTGCTATTGCTGGGGCTGTTTCGACGCCTGCTGTTACGGTTACGGGTGACGGCAACGTTGCTGCGGCGACGGTTGCTGGGGCGGCTACGACGCCTGCACCGACGGTTACGCAGGGTGCTGGGGTAACAGTTAATGCGGTGACGGTTGCTACGGCAGCTACTACTCCGGCTGCAACAGCCAAAGTAAACGATGGCGCTTCGCCTGCGACGATTGTTGCGGTTGCGACGGTTCCTGCTGTCACGATTACAACTAGCGTAGATGTCACAATTAATGCAGCAACGATTGCGGGTGTTGCTGGGGTTCCTGCGCCGACTGTTACGCAAGGAACGGGTGTCACGGTTAACGCTGTCACGGTTGCTGCAACGTCAACGGTGCCTGTTCCTGAAGCTGTTGGTGGCACACGGGTCGTTGAATTAGACACGATCGAGGGGTTGGCTGCGGTTCCTGCGCCGACGTTGACGTTGGGTCAGGGCGTTACGGTTAGTCCGGCAGTAGTTGTGGCTACAACAACAGCAGACGCTTCTGTTGTTGTTGGTCAAGGCGCTACGGTTGCGCCTGTTGAGGTGCGGGTGTTGGCTGCGATTCCTGATTTGGGGTTGAAGCGGCTGGTTGTGTTGCCGACTAGCAACATTTTGCCGCAGATCGACGTGATTCCGTATCACGTTTCTGATCCTGCTCGAAGCCTTGCACGGTTCCGTAGGCCGGGGGCGAAGGGCCGTAACGTGTTTATTTTAACGAACGGTTCTGTGACTACTCAACAGCCTGGTAACTCTGCGTTAATTAGCCGCACAATTTATGGTGGGCATGAGTCGCCGGACGATCTAACATCAACAGAGCTAGACGCGTTAGTTGCGGCTGGCTATTCAGTGGAGGTGCGCTGATGCCAAAGTATGACTACCGTTGTAAGGTTTGCGGGGCGATTGAAGAAGTGTTGCACGGGTTTGAAGACGAACCTGACATGCACTGTATGGAGTGCGGTGCGTTGATGGGGAAGCTAATGGGGATGCCGTATGTGTCGCCGTCAGCGGTGCCGTCACGCAACAACATGATTGATTTTGACGCTACTCGGCAGGCTGAGAAAGACAAGGATGCGGACATGGCTGCGTATAAGCGGCTACGCAAGGACGGGGTTCAGCCACCGTCGATTAACGGGGCTGCGAAGCTGGAAGCGAAAGCCGAAGAAAAGCATGAGGTAAACTCTGGGCATACGTTCGCGACCGCTACAGGCCGCAAGCGTGGTATGGGGCTAGTTCGCGACGCGTTGGGTGAGACATGACTGCTCAGACTTGGATTGACGAAACTCGTGATTTGTTGTTGACAGATTACGTTGAGGAACAGGCGACGCTTGGTGCTTCGTTGAACTCGACTGAGGCGGTGGTGTCGTTTGCGTTGCCGTCATCGACGGTGCCTGGCGTGGTTGCCGGTGCAACGATCGAGGTTGGCACTGAGTTGATGTACGTGTTTTCTGTGACTTCTGGGGCTGCGACTGTACGTCGCGGTTACAAGGGTTCTGAGGCGACGACGCACACGATCGGTGATCTTGTCACGGTCAACCCGAAGTTTCCTGCCTACCAAATTCTTGATGCGCTCAACCACGAGTTGCGTGACTTGTCGTCGCCGCAGCACGGCTTGTTCCAAATCAAGACGGTTGAGGTGACGTTTAACGCAGCTCAAGACGGCTACGACTTGACTGGTGTTACGGACGACATCTTGTCGATCTATCAAGTCACCTATTCAGATCCTGGGTCAGAAGCGTCGGAGCCTTCGATCACAAACTTTTCGTTGCGACGCGACCGCAACACGGCATCGTTTGCTTCTGGCTACGGACTGATTCTGCACTCGGACGGGTGGCCGGGTGAGACAGTGCGGGTGCTGTACAAGACCGGATTCCCGACGTTGGCGGGTCCGTCCACAGCATTGTCCACAACCGGGCTGCACGTTGAAGCCTACGATCTGCCTGCGTTGGGAGCAGCGTTGCGTTTGATGTCGTCGCGCCCGATTCGTCGCGAGTTTTTAGACGAACAAGGTTCTTCAAGGATGGCTGAAGAAGTTCCGGCTGGTGCAGTATCGGCGTCAATGCGTGATTTAAGGTTGCTTAGATTAGATCGAATTAATGCTGAAACAACTCGTTTGAACGGCCAGTATCCGGCGATCTGGACTCGATCAGGTGGACGGACTCAGACTTCGATTTACCGAGGGGTGTAAACGATGGCGCACTCTCCTGAGTATTTGCCGATAGCTATCAACGGCACCTCATATATGTTGGATACTGAGGGGTACAGTCGTACAACGATTCCTGTGTTGCGTGAGCAGCGAGATACGTCGGATGAGGCCGGTGAGCAGCAGCTCAACACTCAGTTGTGGATTCGTTCGCAAACTGACTGGTCTTACGGGGCAGGCCAAAAGTTTTTTGATAACACTGATTCGGATCGTCGCCGGTTTAAAAGTTCTTCTGGCGTAGATGTTTGGACTGACGGCCAAGTGACGTTGCTGCCAAAAATGGTAGACAAAGGCAACACTGGCAATGATGTAATTATGAAGCAGTTTCGTGATGCTTCTACTGACTATTTGTATGTCGCTGACGGTTCGACTTTGTACTTTTCAACAGACTTTGATACGTCTTTGCCTACATGGACCGCGGTTACGTCTATTGTTGGCGCTCCAACAATCACAGATTTTGATTCAGATGGAACAACTCTTTGGATTGCGTATGGTGCTGCCGATCAGCTTCACTCGACAACGCTAGGCAGTGCCGCTGCTCCTTCAAGTCTTGCTGGGCATACGACAAACGACGAAATTATTCGGTTTATTGGTGGCCGTTTGATGGGCGCTACTGGCGCTACAGCAGTTGAGTTGGCTGTTAATGGATCTGCGATCACAACGTTTGATGGTCTTGTTCACAATACGACGTGGGTAGATTTTGCTGTTGGCCCGACTGGCATGTACGGCGCAGCTAACACTGAAGATGTCGGCACGATCTTGTTCTTTCCGATCGGTGTAGACGGCGTGTTGGATTTCCCGGCTCAGGTTGCTGATTTGCCGCACGGCGAAACAATTAACCGGATTGAGTCGTATGGCGGGCTGTTGGTTCTTGCGACTAGCAAAGGTATCCGTGTTGCTCAGATGAATGCTGGCGGCGTTCAGGGCGGCGGTATTGCGTATGGTCCGCTGATTAACGATGTCGGGGCGGTGTACTCGATTGCTACTGACGAACGGTTTGTGTGGTTTGGCGGCGGGAACGGTCAGCTTTACCGCATTGACTTGTCGAAATTTACAGGTGTTTTAGTGCCTGCGTGGGCGAGCGATGTGGTGTCTACTGGCGTATCTCCAGGGAACGTAACGTGGGTTGTTCGCGTGAACGGCAAAACGTATTTTGTGGATGCTGCAAACGGGGTGCAGGGTGATACTCACGACGGCGAACTTGTTGAGTTTGGGACTGTAGACACTGGTGTTATTCGTTGGAATTCTTTGTTTGACAAAGTGTTGCAAACGGTAAAGGCCGACTTGGAACCTACGTTTGCTACTACAGGCACTGGTAAGTACGACAGTTCAACAATTACTTACGACGACTCTGAGTTTATTTATAACGGCGTTTTGTCTCCGGTTACTGGAGGATTGAAAGTCACGTTTGTAACTGCTAATGGTGTGTCGTTGACTGAAATTGCGTTGTCAGATCGTGTTGCTTACGGCATTGATTACGCTTTGTCGTATGGGTTTGATTCGATTTGGCGGCTAGAACGTGACGTTACGAACCCTGCTGTTGGGCCGACATTGCAGTCATGGCAGTTGCAGGCGTTCCCTGCTCCGACTCGTATTGATGAGATTGTGTTGCCGCTTGTGTTAAAGAAACGCGTTGCGACTTCCCGTGGTAACGGTCGAGCGTTGACTCAACACCCTCGTAACATTTACAACGCAATTCGTAATTTAATGATTGCGAAAACTGTTGTGGCATACGAGGAAGGCAATTACAGCGAAAATGTAATTGTGGATCAGGTGCAGTTTGCGCCGGAACGGCTCGCAGACGACGGCGACTGGTGGGAAGGCACCATGACTGTGCGTTTGTTGACTTTGCCGTAGACTGTGGATAACCGATAAAGGAGTCCGCGTGCGGAAACTCGTAATCGACATTGAAACGTCTCCAAACTTGGCGTACATCTGGGGGTTGTGGAATCAGAACGTCGGGTTGAACCAGATTGAAAAGACTGGTTCGGTGATTTCGTTCGCAGCTAAATGGCACGGGTCGAAGAAGGTGATGTTCTATTCGGATCATCACGACGGCCACGACGAAATGGTGCAAGCGGCGCACGAGTTGTTGTCCGCTGCTGATGCTTTGATCCATTACAACGGCAAAGCATTTGACGTAAAACATTTGCAACGAGAATTTTTGCTTGCTGAGT